GACGGCCGCCATACGATAGAGGTAGATCCGGTGTCTGTGTTTCGTCGGCGTCCCGTAGATTCGACTAATCCGAGTTCTAAGAGTTCTTGCCGGCGTTTCCCGGCGCTGGAGCGTAGTATCCCGCAAGCTATCGAAAGCTCGTAATCTGTAGCTTCGCCTAAAGTGTTTAAAGCTTCCCATACTTTTAGCCTTTGGTTAGGGCCTCTAACGCTTGCCGTATCGGCGGCTAGGTGAGACGTATCCGGGTCGGTGTTACGGGCAAGTCTAGCCGAGTCGAAGATTAAAGCGAGGTTATCGGTGTTCACTATCGGCCTTGAGTTTCATCTATATACGCTTGGCTTTGTTGCTCCAGCGTGTATAACGCGCATTTTTTAAAGTGATCTTCGAGATCTATCTTAAGCTTCTTATAGTTTGAGCCGGTCGAAGAAGTGATATCTATTAGCGCCGCTATGTCTTGCTGGAGTTGTAATAGATCGCTTGTTAGGTTCTTGAATAGTGTCGTTACTTCTTCTCGAAGTCCGTCTAGTTCTATCTTTTGGTTAATGATTAGCTGTAGTAGTTGTGCGTTTAGTTCGTGTAGTGTGCCGACGGTGTCGGAGCTTACGCCGGCGATCAACTCTAAGAAAGTTTGTTTAATCTGCTCGTCGTCGTCGTTAGTCATTTTGGGCCTTTCGTGTAGAAACCTACTCCAGCTATAAACGCGATAACGACAATAAAGATTCTTATCGCTAGCTCGTTAGGTGTCATCATAGTTTTATAGGTGTTTCTTGTAGTGCGTTTCGTTTCTCGGCCCATACTCCGCGTAGAACGTCCTTTTGATATTCGGCTAGTTCTTTATTGTTCGCGATCGTTTCGGCGGCCGACATAAGTTCGCCGATCGTTTTAGCGTTGGCGATTAGATCTATATATTTTTTAGTCCCGATAGTTTTGACGTTATTCGGTTGAGTTGTATCGGTGTCGGGTTCGCGGGTGTCGATCCTTGTAACGGGTCGAGGTTCGGGAGCTGGTTCGGCTTGTCTTTGTTTTGCTCTAGTTATTTCTTCCGCGCTCGCTATTTGGCTACCGTGATAGCCGGCGAGAGCTAGAGCGCGTCCTACTGCCGAAGTTTCGCACACTTCGAGAGCGCTCGTTTTGTTTATTTGGCTCGCTCCGATTACCTCGTGCGCGTGTCCGGTAGAGATCGGATTAGCGTCGTCGTTTTTCTTGTAGATCGTGGCCTTAAATATCCAGTAGTTAGAGCCGGCTTCGATTAGTTCGGTTAGGACTTTGCCGGACGGGTGATCCGTCCAAAATCTCTCTAATCTTTGCGCGACGGTTTCGTAGTTTTGTAGTGCCATATTTTTATTTTCCCTCTTTCGTGTTTAGCATTTTGTAGATCGCTGGTCTTGCTTTTGGTTCGTTACGTTTTATTTTCATAGCGACGCCTACGGCTTGGTTTAGTGTTTCATATTGTTTCGCGCGTTTTATCCAGCCGGACGACCATAGACCGATTCGATCGTATTGAACTACCCACCCGTAGCGCTTCTTACTACGCGGCCGATATACCGAAATTATATATTTTGGCGTATTCGGGTCGTAACTATAAAATTCGTGAGTTGTATATTTGGGCATTTTTACTCTCTTTCTTTCGACACTCGTACAGTAATAAAAGAGTGTTGCAAAGTCAAGGATTACCGAATAGGGTACGGTTCACATTTTGAGGGAAGCACGATAGGCCGTTATCCGGTGCAACGGGTCGGGGCGTTAAAACGCGGTAACGCGGGTAGATCGCGCTGTCAGTAATGCGGCGCGAGGCATTAAGTGAATAGTGAGAGGTAGTCCCGGTGAGGCAACGGGACGGGGGTTTTTTCTTTTTTTTTCTTTTGTGGCGTGTCGCGAATCGCTCGAATCGGATCGGCGAAAAGTTGTCGCTAAATTGTTAGCGCTTCTTGTCTTGTTATCGCGAGTAGCCAAGCTGGACGAATTTTATCTATGTCTTTAAGAAGTGTTGGCGAAACTTCGACGTGAATCCAGCTACCGCCGGGAGCGCCGGCGATCGTCGGTTTTTCGTATTCTTGCCAAGAAGCGCGATCTACTCTCCAGCCGCGCCCGTACGGTTTTGGGAAGTAGTCGAGGATCATTTCTACGCCAAGCGTCTCGTAGTTATTTGTTAAAAGTTGTAAAAGTTTTTCGCATTTTGCGCGACCGTTTTCTACTCCGCTAAAACCGATATCTACTGCGCGTCCTGTGCCGTGTACGGACGGTATGCCTTTGTGATCTATCGCGCCGTTAGATCTTTGTTCGCGCACGACATAAGAGCCTAAATTTTTTAGACCGTTATAAGCGAGCGCGTTTTTTATCCAAGCGTCCATAGCTGGACGTTTTGCTTTTACGTTGCCGTCGAAGCCTGTATATTTCATTTTTTATTTACCGTTATTTAAAGGCTTACCGTCTTTAGCGGAGCGACCTACGAAGCTCGCTATTGCTGGATCGCCGATCTTTGTCGAAGCCCAAGCGAGAAGCGCCGAGAGCATAGGTAACGACATAGCGATAAGAGTCGGATCTACTTTATATTTCATAGCGAGATACGTAACTATTCCGAGTATGCCGCCTTTGGCGCTTTGGTCGTAGGTTTGATTCATTTTATTTATCGTCCTTTTGTAAAAGTGTTGCCACTACGTAGATCACTAACGTAATAACAGTAATCACTATTCCGGCCTTGCGGGTTGATCCCGAAAGAGTCCACAAGGTTATGGCAGTAGCGGCGAGCGTCCAGCTAAGAGTCTTAATTTCGCCGTTTAAATCCACCCGCTAAGTTTGCCATACCGACCGACGAAAATACGCTATAAACCGCTACAAGCGCTCGACGTTGCCGTACCGTCGTATTCTGCCCGACCGGGTGATAGTCGTCGTAAGTCCCGCTAAAGACGTTTATCTTTGCCTCAAATTTTGCTTTTACTGCCGGCGGAGCTTGCTCGATTACGGCGATAATTTCGGCGGCTTCTTCGGGTGTCGGTTCTATGTCGGCGAGAGCTTTAAAAGTTTGATCTAGATCGTCGTCGCTTTGTGCGGTTAATCGTGCGAGTGTTATAGGTTCTTCAAGGCCGGCGACTAATGCTATTCGCGGAGTCTGCTCCGGGAGTGTGGTCGGGTCTATTGGTGGCGCTGTAGTGCTCGTAGACGCTATTAGAGCCGTTATAGGCGTCGTTACGGGTATTTCTAGGCTTGTAGGCGTAGTAACGCTTGTAGACGTCATTACGACCGTTTTAGGAAGTGTCGTTGAAGTCGGCTTTATTGTGGTCGTAGTAGTTAAGAGTGTCGTCGGTGGAAGCGTCGTAGTCGTCGTCGTGCTTGTAGTAGTTGTCGTCGTAGTTGTCGTCGTAGTTGTCGTCGTGCTAGTCGTAGTTGTCGTCGTGCTAGTCGTGGTCGGTTCTTCGCGAGCTGGTTCGACTATAACGATTGGCGCGATAGTAGTCGTCGTCGTAATCGGCGGAAGCGTCGTAGTAGTGCTAGTGGTGCTGGTCGTGGTAGTGCTCGTAGTTGTGGTCGTCGTAGTTGTCGTCGTAGTTGTCGTCGTGCTAGTCGTGGTCGTGGTCGTGGTCGTAGTTGTTGGTTCTTCTTGCGCTTCGGTTGAGTACCACGAAGCCGGCACACTACTAAAATTACCGTTAGCGTCTTGAAGCTCTAAACGTACGAAAGCGCGGCCGCCGTTTTCATACTGCCAAGCCTCTATTTTTTTTGATACGCCGGCGGTAAAAGGAATAGTAAATACTTGTCCAGCGTTACCGGAGTCGTACCACTCGCTTACGGTAAGTACGTCGTCTAAATATAGTTTTACGCCGTCGTCGCCGTGATAGTAAAGAGTTAGATCGCCGGTCGTCGGCGCGGTAATAAAGCCGGTGAATCTTGTTACGAAGTCGTTAAAGATATTACAGACCGGATAAGAGTCAAAGTTTCTTGATAGTTCTAGCGCGACGGCTTGGAGACATATTGGGCTAGTTGGCGGTATTGGTGGGGCGTTATTGTAAAAGTTTTCGTATCCCGTGTAGTTGTCCCATACGGTAAAATTTAGGCCCGGTATCGAATCGGCTTTAGATTCGAGCGGATATAGCGCGAAGCATAGCGCCGGTAAAATTATTAGGCTACGAAAGTAGCGCGTTAAATTCATCTCCGGTTATTCCGAGTCGATCTAAAATAATTTGCTTTCGTATTTGCGCGGCTTCTTGAGCTTTATTTTCCGCGTTAGCGTAGGCTTCCGCTTCGGCGGCAAAAGTTTTATGTAAAGCTAATTCCTTAGCGTTCATATCCCGTTCTTCTATTTTCCCTGTTGCTATGTCGTGGAATTTAATTTTCATATTGTCCTAACTTAATGCGTAGCCGTAAATTCGAACGCTATTCGTGCCACCCGAATTAAAAGAATTGCTTACCATTAAAATCGTAAAGTCGGTCATTGAAGTAGTGCTATCTAGTGCACCGAAAAATTGAATCATTTCGTCAGATGCTACAGATGTTCCGAATATGCGTTTACGCACGGTCAAAAACGGATTCATAATGTTAATTTGAAAAGAAGTTGCGTCTACTGGACTATTGTTATATGCGGTACCCATTTTTATTGAACTCGAACTGGTGCTTCCTTGCCAAAATACGGAAGAAGTAGCTGTAGTTCTACTGCCGCCGGTATTGTAATTACTCGTTACTGAGCCAATTTGAATACCTACTTGAGCACTTCCGGTAGATCCGTAGACATCATTTATAAGCACTAAATAATTCTGATATGTAGCACTAAAGACATTGCTAAAAGTTGTGCTACTACCCGATAAAGTACCCGAACCGACTAAAGTAAGCGCACTAGATACCGACGGAATAGTTACCGCCGACGGAAAATAAATCGCCGCACTAGCGGAAGTAAAAAATAGTTTCCCGCCGCCGTATTGCGGTATCGCGAGCGGCCCGGCACTGGTTACCGTTGCCGTACCAGCCGTAATAGTTGTAACGCCGGCGCCGATATTGTGAATTTCTACGGAGTCTCCCGCCGAGAAAAGCGAAGCGTTTACGGTGAGCGTCGTGCTTCCGGCGGCGTTCATTACTACTCGCGTTCCGCCGTCGGCGGCTACGAAAGTGTAAGAAGTCGTTTTAGTCGATACGGGTATATTAAAAGTAGAATTAAGTTTCGAGGCCGTTAAGACCGTTGAAGCTACGAATGGATACGGAGTAGTTGCCATAATCGGATTATATCCTAAGCGCCTAGCACGTTATCGGAATCTAAAAGGCCGCGTAAAGCGTCATTTAAAATGAGCTCGTAAACAAGAGTAGTAGGCGCGGTATAGATTCGCATTTTATGGCCGCTATACGGGTCGATCGTATGCTCTAATCCCTCTATCGAGAGCTCTTGAGTTACCGACGCCGGCGAGCCAGTAGTAAACGTACGAGTAATTTCTACGGTGTCGCCGATCTCTAAGACCGCTACCGCGTTTTTTTGGTTAGTAGTAAGGCTGGCAAAGTTTACGACAATATCGGAGAATCGCGGAGCTGGAGAGCCGTCTAAAAGATATTCGGCGAGTGTTAAAGCTTGCGCGTCGCTAGATAGTAAAGATCCTGTAATTGAGACGGCTTGAATCTGATAGAGCGCTATTGAAGCGGCGTCCGTGTCGGTTTGTGCCGTACCGCCGACGCGCTCGACGGTCGCGACGTTTATTACTTGATCCGTAGAGAAGTCGATAGCTAGCCCGGAGTACGGAGTAAATCCAGCGTCGGAGAAAACGACGGAAGCGCCCGCGATAGTGCTACCTAGTCGAGCGTCGTAGGTTAGATCTCCGTCGCGTGAAACGAAAACGCGGCCCGCTTCGGCGTCGTCGGATATGGATCGTAGGTAACTTAAGACCGAAGTACCCTCGCTAACCGGGTAAGCGCCGAGCGTCGTCGTACCGGTCGCTATATCTCTCGTAAGCGCCGGGTATGCGACTTCGGGCCGATCAAGAATAGTAGTTACCCGCGCCGACGACAATTCGACGCTAGGCGTAAAAGCGTTAAGAAAAGTATTAGCCAGTAAAAATAAGTCGTCGGCGCACGTGATCGTTACGGTCGGTAGGTTTTTAGTTTGTGGCGTCCCGTAGTCGTACGAAAACGTTACGACTCGACCATAGAAAAGATATTCACCATTTCTAGATAGTCGTATTTGACGTAATGGCGAGAGTCCGGGAGTGTCGTCGCCGGTGTTGTAATAAACGCTTGCGGTATTGAACGGATCGAAAGCGCGGCCGGCGTCTATTGCCTGTATCGACATTATGCCGGGAGCTATGGAGTCCGTTACGCTTTTCTTGCCGCGAAACGCCCGTATCGAAGTTACTTGAGTAGTGATCTCCGAAAACTGGTCTACGCCGTCTAAGAGGTAGGTCGTATTATCTAAAATGCCTTGCTGGACGTCGTCGAGTGTAAAGCCGTCCGAAAAGCCTGTATCCATTTCTAGTAAATAAGTGCCGCCGGTTACTATTGTCGCCATATTTTTATGCGGCTACGGATATGTCGAGCGGCCCGCTAATAAGGTTATATAGCTGGAGTTGCTCGACTATTAAATTTGGTAGTCCAGCGTCGGCGGTAACGGTGTTAATAGTTATATTTACGTTAGACGGCGGCGCTTCGCGCGAAGCCAAGAAGTCGGAGAGGTTACTTCGTTCGTTAGCGAAAACCGAAGAAGCGAACGGCCCGGAGTTATTGCTATTTATTGACATTATTTCACCTGGCGTTAAACCGCCGACCGACTTAGATCCACCACCACCACCACTACCGCCGGTAGGCGCTGGTAAGGATTCGCCGAAGCTAGGCGTCGATATAGAGCCCGGCGACGGGACTCGATCGGCGAGTACGGGGACGTTTACGGTCGTACCGGACGGAGCGCTAACCGTCGGGATACTGATCTCGATATTTTTACTTTTACCAATATCGACTCCGGGTAACAAGTTTAAGACGTCTATCGCTTTGTTTACGCCGAAAATTATCCCGTTTACCATAGCCTCAATGGTGCTTAAAACCATATTTGCTATTTTCACTAGAAACGATCCGACGCTACTAAACGCGTCCAGTAGTAAAAATACTACGTCTATCGCCGGCCCGATCGCTTTAGCGAGTATTTCGAAAGCTACTTTTAGTACGACGCCGACGACCGGCGCGATCTTTTCTTTTATAAGGGTATAGAAACTTTGTAAAAAATTAAAATACTTTACGAAGCTTTCGCGGTGCTCCGATATTTTTTGGGTAACTATCCCGAAAATTTTGGCTAATCCCTCGAAGATCGGAATTGTGATAGATAGAACGATCGGAATTAAAGTGTCTCGTATGAAACCGACGAAAGCGAAAAACGCGGGGATTAAATTCTTTTGTACGAACTCGACTAGTGCTTTTATTACTGGCAGAAAATAGGCGTTAAAGGCCGGTACTAAAGTATTGTTAATAAATTCCGACGTCGCCGTAAGAGCTTTGACTAGATATGGGCCGATCTTGTCGGCCATATCTGAAACGATCGGGACTACTTTATTTAAGAATAGATCGGCTAATTCTGTAAATATCGGGATTAAGAAACTTCCGGCTTGTTCTACGGTTTCACCTAACGCTATTTTTAAGCGTCCTAGTTTGCCCTCGAAAGTGTTAGCGGCGGTATCGGCCGCGCCGGCGAAAGTAGCCGATAGCGCTAGTACCGCTCCGTCGAAGTCTTTAGTTTTGATAAGGTTTTCGTCGAGAGGGATACCGAGCTTTTGTAAGCCGGCGACGTTGCCGCCGTACGCTTTAGATAATGCAATAGAGACCGATTCAAGATCTTTACCAGTCGCCGCGCTTATGTCGGTCGCGAGTGATAAAAGAGTTTGCGATAAAGTTAGATCGCCGGTAGCTCGCGCAAGATTCGCAAAGGCCGGTCGAAGCTGGTCGTCGGCTATGCCGACTTGTAAAGACATTTTGCCTATTTGATCGTCGATAGCGGTTATTTGTTCTTTTGTCGCGCTCGTGTTCGCTTGTAAAGCTTGATTCAATAATTCGAAAGACTTTTGATCTTCGGCGGCGGCTTTTACCGCGAAGCCGATCCCGGCGGCGATCGCGCCGACTCCGACGGCAGTAACGGCCGCAACTTTTTTAAACGATCCGGATAAACGATCTAAAGACGATTCGGCTTCGCCTACCGCTTTTTTTAGCGGACCGGCGTTACCGGTGATCGAGACAGTAATCGGTTTAGCCATAGCTCTACTCTAGATCGTATTTCTTTATTAGGTGCTCCACTAAATTATCGTAACGATCGCGTACTTCTTCGCGACGTGAATCTATCGCGTCGTAGATAAACGGATTAGGCCGTATCGAGCGCGACGGCCAGCCGAAATGAATCGGGCCGGCATACGGTACGGCGACGTTACCGACTCTTATCTTTGCGCTTTTCTTTGTGGACGCGTTTCGGATCGCGGCCGCCAATGCTCCGCTACGGATAGGGACGTATTTCTTTGTTTCGTTTATGACTATTTCGGCGACTTGTTTATTTGTTTCTAAAAATTCGGTTTTGTTTAGATCCAGCGCGTCGGTGCTTAGTTTGCGTAGATCTCTTTGTACTTTGGATAGTCCCTCGACTTTTATAGCGTCGCGCGGATTACCTCTAAAGCCGAAAGTCCCCGAAGCCATTTTTACCGCCGTTTCGCGTTTCGCTCTTTGTTACGTCTTACTAATCCCTCGTAGATTAACTCTAAAATTAGCGGAGACGTGTTTATAAGTTCGTTAGGTGCGATCCCGGTTTCTATTGCGATCTCGGCGATATATTCGCTAAACGAGTTTCTTCCTATACTTTTGGGTCGTTACTTATTTCCACGTCCGCGACGGTTTTAGTCCACTCGTCAAACGGTTTAACGACGTTACCGCCGTCGCGCTCCGCAAGCCAAGCTAAATAGTAGAGATGCTCCATTTTTATATCGGTATTACTGAAAGCGGCAGATATACCCATTTTCGCGAAGCGTTCGAAAGCGATTATCGCCGGCGGGTATACCGGAAGTTCTTTTTTTTCTCCGTCGCGAGTTTCAACGGTTAAGATTATTCGTAGCACGAATTACGCTACGGCTTGAACGATCGAGCCACCCGTATACGTTAATGTTATTTCAACGAGCTCCCCAACGTTTGTAACGAGCGGGACTTGACTTAGAAAACCGCCGGTATGAGTGTATCTCGGCGAGCTAGCTCCGGGAGCGGCCGCGAGCGGTTCGTAAACTATTACGGAAGTAGTACCGACGTCGCCGAAAGCGAATTGGATAGCTTCGGCAGTAAGAAACGATCCGAGAAGAGTAAAAGTAGTTTCGGAGTTTTCAAGGCCGGCCGTATTTTCTACGTAGGTACTAGCGAGCGTAGTCGAGTCTAAATTAGGGACGGTTTTAGTCATACTTAAACTTCGAAGCTGGTCGTTAAAATCTACTCCGCCGACCGTGAACGTTGTAGCTTTACCGAGTTGAACTACTGTAGCCATTTTTTAATTCTCCGTTTCTTCTTCTTTAGTTTTAGCATACTTGCGGATAGTTTTAGTGTCATCAAATAACTTAATAGTCGCGATCGTTAAAGACTTGCCGATATCGACTCCCGATAGAGCTAGATCTTCGTCGGTTACTATCTGACCGGGTGTAAAGCCAGCTAGTCGAGATGAGATTATTTGATATTTAGCCATTTATCCCCACAATTCTAGCGTATATTTGTACGCGAGCATTTCCACGCCGCTAACACTAACCGAGATCGGGTTAGCCGAGATACAAGTAGAACTAGAGACCGTCGCTACGGAAGCCTTAGGTAGCGTCGGAGCGGCGTCTAATTTAGCTTTTATAGAACTCGCTCCAGACGACACTAGGAAGCCGTCTAAGTAGTCTTGCGCGGCTCTATCTGACATACGACCAGTAATAAGAATTAGATCTACCGATCCCTTATCGAGTCCTCGACTGAAAACGTAATCCCAAGTTATAGAAATCTGACCTATGACCAGCGCCGGCGGTACTAGGCCGTCGGGGATCGTGTCGTAGACGCGTAGGCCGGTGATATTTACGGCGGTTTTGATGCCGTCTCGGACGTCCGACGGGATCACGGGATCACGCTAAAACTTCGCGACGATATGGCCTAACCATAGCTTGAACGTCGCGACCTAATGGCGACATACGGATAGCGCCAAGTTCGGATAGTCCGACGACGCCGCCGACACTTGAAGCGCGTTTTACTAGGTCGGTGGCAAGAATTAGACAAGCTTCTTCTATGTCGTCCGGCGGAGTGCCGTTATACCAGCCGAATTTAGCGGTTACTTGTATACCGGGACGAAGATTAACCGGCGACGGGAATAAGGTCGTACCGACGAGAGTAATTATTGTATATGGTCGTTCTAGTTGTGGAGCGTTTAACGGATCTAAAATAAAATCGGTATTTATTGTAAGACTTGTTGCGTAACTACCGTCTCCGGCGCTATCGGTTTTTACGAGTAGGCCGGTCGCGGTAGATATATCGTCCACGAAAAGCCGATAAAAGTCGGTAGCGCGATATTGTCGAGCGGTAGCGCTGGAGTCTGCCCAAAATCGGCGATTAGTCATACGGTCGATAGATCTTGAAGCGGACTCTATAGCTTTTTCTATGTTTATAGTTTCGTCGGCAGTAACCGACGACATACCCGTATAACTTTGAAAAGTTGCGACCGTCGTATAGCCGTTAGAGATCGCCATTATTTAGCTTTCGGTTTAGTAGGTTTTCGTTTCGGTTTTTCTTGTTCTAAAGGTTTTTCTACGTTTTTAACTAGCTCGCCAAGAGGTTGAGTAATGCCCGTCGAAAGCAAACCGTCGAGGCGAGCTAGAGCTAAATCTACTTCGGCTACGCGATCTAATTTATTTTTAGCTACGTACGCGGCGCGTTCAATTAGTAGAGAGTTTTTAAGTATTTCGACGTTCATAATATGGATTCTAGTTTTCGCTCCGAGAGTTTTGTAAGGAGTTTAAGCGACTCCCGGAGCGAATTCCCTAGAAGCTAGGCGTTACTAATCCGGTGCCGCCGATAATTGCTCCGGCTAATGGTCGTCTTTTCGCCGTGAAAGCGCTAAATCCGAAAAGCACGATTCGGATAGCTACTTTTCCGTCCGGTTGCTCGAAACGAACGTAGGTAGGTGTCCCTGGCGCTTCCCATAGGTGCATTTCGTCCGACGAAACTACGTAGATAAGATCTTCGTTAGATCCCGCTCCGTTAGTCGTCGTTATGCTCGCGTCGGTAATTACTGGCAAGCCGAGGATCGAATACTGGCCGCTTTGACCGTAACCAAGACCACTATACGTACCGGTCGCGTTCATCGGGCCGTTAGCGTTAGGCACTACGAGCGGGCGTCCTGTGCTGTCTACGCCGGCGAGTAAGAAGCCCAAGCGGCGCGGGTGCATAAGAATATAGTTAGGGCCTTGAAAAACGGCGGTTTGTACGCGCTGGATAGCGTCTACAATTTTAGGATAAAGCTCCGCGACCGTAGGGCTCGCGTCGGTGTAAGTTACGACCGCTGTTAGTGCGGTAGTAAGTCCGATCGGCTCGCCCGAAGATCCTGATCCGTTGAGAATACCGTAATCTAGTTTCGTGTTGTATGCCGAAAGAAGATCGGATAGTACGACGTCTTCGATATTTGCGCCGCGTAAAATCGCTTGCTTCGAGACGTCTTGCATACCGCTAATAGTGTTCACGTCTACGGTAAGAAGCGTGTCGTCGATATTAGTTTCGGTAGCGGTGTCGTTCTCGGCCGCTTGATAACCTACGGCTGTGCCGGTGGTTACGCGCGAAATATTTACGTTCATACCTTGCGCGGGGAGCACGTGCTTACGGCAGATATCCGCCGTAGGACGACCAGCGCGAGCGAGATTCGCGTAAAGATCTATCAGATATTGCGGTACTACGAGGCCAGCAAAGTTTGCCGTCCCGACGTCGCGCTTTTCTAATTTGAGTTCGCGGCCGTATCTTTGAATTCGCTCGGCGGCGTCGTAGTTGTTATTAAATTCGGCGGCGATCGCGTCTCCGAGAAAAGAATTATTCCCGCGAGCGTGATAGGTCGGTTCTTCGCTTGTTACTTTCCAGCCACCAGCCTCGCGAGTTTCCGGAGTTGTAACTTCAACTCGTTTCGCGAGTTCGGTCGCGGCTTGTTTGCGTGTCTCAAGTTCGGCGACTTGTTGTATTCTTTGATCAAGTTTCTCGATCTCGATAGCTAACGCTTTGACGTTGAGATCTTCGACTTCGCTAATGTCGCGATCTTCTTCGGCGGCGCGATTAAGTGTCGCGTCGATTAACTCCATTTTTTCTACTCGTTTAGTCGAGAGCTGGTTAAGAAAATTGTTCATAGGTTTTGATCCTTAAAAATTTGGTTTGTGTTAGCGAGGTGTCTAACGCTTTTCTTTTACGGGTGTCGAACGTGTCGAGGTGCGTTAAAAGATAAAGAGAGGTGTCGTAGAGACGAGCATAGCGTAAGCGTGTTCGCGGTTCAAGTATCTTCGCTAGTTTGTTGAGCCACTATGCGATCGGCCCAAGTTTTACCCGGATCGCCACCCCATAAGGCCCAAGCGATACGACCAGCCGACGGATAGCCGTTTTCGCTAGGTGTAAAACCTTGACCTTTTTTATCTATTTCGTGCCGAGCGAAAAACGATCGCATACGTAAAACGGTGGCATACGGAAGATTCCCGTTTATTATGTCGCGAGCGCGAGCTACTCCGATCTCCGTCCCGCCGCGACCGAAAACGCGTCGCCACTCTAGACCGCGTCGCGCTTCGGCTTTCATTTCTTGAGTCGGTGTAAAACTTTCGGCGCGATCTTCGGCGTTGCCTTGCCACTTATTACAGTAGTAAGACGCCATAACTTGAGCGCTCCATAATGAACAATAATTAGCGGCGAAGTATAAACAATTCCCGCACCTACGGCCGGCGGGTACGTTATCGCTCGAAGCTGGACGATAGTTATCCGGGAGAGCTCGATAGTTTTCGTTTATTTTTAGCGCGGTTATTTGTGCGACGGCTTCGCGTCGCGTTTTGTGGCAATAAATAAGAGTGCCGTCTTCATCTTTAACTACCGCGTAACCGTCCGCGCACTCTAAATTATTTGTTTCTATCGAGTACGGCACTAAAATTATTTTCTAAGTTTTGCTAAAAGTTTTTCAAGCTCCGCTAGATTCGGTTTTTCTGCTACTTCTCTAACTACTGAAACGGCGGCCGCGTCGCCGTAAGCGCCGAAAGTTACTAAAGAAACTTCGGCCAAGTGTGCTTTAATTCTTTCAACAATTCCGCCAGAAGTTTTACGATCTTTTAACGGCTGGAAGCCGACGGATAAGTTCGTTAGTACTCCGTCGCGCACTAGTTCGAGCGCTTGATCTCCGGCATCGGTTTTAGATACTCTAAATTCTCCGTACAGGCCTCGACTATCTTCTTTAAGTACTGTCGCTTTTCCTAAAGGCATTTTTTTTGTGTCGTGGCCTTGTAAAAGTTTTACGCGGTGCGCGGCGCGAGTTACCGCGTCGAAAGCGCCAAGTCTAAAAACTTCGGTTAGGCCGGCGTGTATTTTCATTTCTAGATCGTACGGTACGCATATGCCGCAAATTGTCCGACCGTCGCCGTCCGAGCGTACTTCTAGCTCGCTTTCATATTGTCTAGTTTCTAGAGTCATACGATAGAGCCTAGATCGGTTGAGCTATCTAAAAGTGTTATATCGTTTAGCGAAGAATCGTCGGCGATAGTTTGCGGTTCGCCGATCGGTGGACGGTTCTCGAAGTCTTGTCGTATTTCGTCTACTGTCAAGAATCCAGCAGAGAGCGCTATTTGATGAGCTTGATATCTAGTTAAAGTATCTGAGCGAAGTAGCGCGTCGGTGTTAAATTTTGCGTACTGTCCGCGTGGAATTAAATCAGTAAACGCCGACTCGATTCGGGTAATTAGTGGAGTGATTCCGCGCAAGAATTGTAATTGCTCTTGCTCTACGTTTGAGTAAGTACGCGAAGAGTTCGGAGCGCCGAGATAGTAGCCGGGTAAGCCGAGCATATTAGCTATTTCAGTAAGCGAGAATTGTCGAGACTCGACTAGCTGGCTATCTTTCGCGTTATCGGATAACTGCTGAAATTTTGTAGACGCGTTTAATACTGCCGGCTCGCGAGACGTCCCGCCGTAGTGTCTCATCCAAACGGCTTTTAACATATCTGCCTCGTCTTGAGAGAGATCCGCGTTATCGCTATAAAGAATTCCGGTCGGTTGAGCTCCGCCGTCAAAGTATTTAGCGGCGTACTCTTGCATAGCTAAAGCCGATCCGATTCCTTGCCGTTGAGCGCCGACAATACCTACGCCGACTATTTGACCGGGAAGCGTAAAGTTTTTTATATGCATTATTTGAGACGCGTCGTAAATTTCTTCGTTTATTTTGTATTTTAAAGATCCATCTATTCGCTCGACGTGTACGCGAGTCGGCGATATCGGATAAATAGATTCCGGATAGCCATTAGCTCCAGTAGGGCCAAGTAACGCTATATAGTTTCCGTGAATCAGTAGCGCGGCGGCCATAGCGCTCAGAGTTTCTATACGAGTTTCGTTCGGGTAAGGTCGCTCTAATATCGGCGGAGTTGGTTCTAGCCGTGTGTCGCCTCTATAGGCGTGTACGGGTAAAGCGCCGATCGTGTCAGATATCAAAGTAATGCCGCGCCAAAGACCGGGAATCGAGAGCGTCGTAGATTCATCTACGAACGTACCCGCGTAGACATTATTGTAATATCGCGATACGCGACCTAAAGAATCTACGTAGCTATTCGGATTCCCGTAGGGCATATTTTGTCGTTTTTTTAGGCGTAGCCGGTCTAAAATTGCCATCTTAAAAATTAGCCTAACATAAGTAAACTAAAAAATTAACGATCTCGGCTTAGTCTCTACTTTACGGTGGACCGAGTGATGCCACGCGAGCGACATAGCGTAAAGCGGAGTTAGATCGGCGTCTAAACTTTGACGCGCCCATAGCCACGACTGGCCGACTTGTCGCTTCTTAGCGTTTAGTATCGCGTCATCTAAAAGGCTCGACGTCTTCACTTTTACGTTTCGGTCTAGGATCGCGTCGTAAATAAGATTACACGCCGCTATAACTTCTTGAGTTTTATATTTAACGACGTTGACACCGAGATTCTGTAACGGTTCTACCAGCGCTCCCGCCGGCGAATAGCCGTCTACGATTATCGGAGCTTTCCAGCGTCGAGCGATCTCTAAGCATCTTTGAGATACCCAAGCGACGCCGGGTCGAGACTCGATCACTTCGATACGTCCTACTTCGTCGCCGACGACTATAGACGCGCTAGAGCGATCTAGAGCTACGTCTAAGCCGAACGATAGTCGTCCCATTGGCGCTACTTTTGCCGAACAACAATTAAACCAAACTTTCTGAGGAATTAGCCGATCATCTTGAGTCGTCCAAGTATTAAGATAGCTCCGTTGAAAGTCTGTAATAGTCATAGTTTTTAGCGCGTGAGTTACCGCCGATTCGTCGATAGTTAAACCTAAAGCCGGCATACAACGTGCCCAAGTTATCGGATCGTAAGGATCGTCGTCCGGGTCGGCGCTCCACTCGAAGTAGGCGATCCCGCCAGCTACTTTATTTTTTAACGCTTCGCGACCGTTTTCTACTTTTCTTCGTAGAAACATAGACTCGGACGTACCGGCGGTACTTACGATAATTATTTGGCCGTCGCGCTTAGTGGCCATAGCCGGCAGTAAAGCGGCTTCTCGTATACCGTCGTAGTCGCTAAAAGCTTCATCTATGATCGCGAGAGAGATCGTTTTACCGTGTCCGGCGCTAGGCGTAGACGGTAACACTTGTATTCTTGAGCCGTTTTTAAAAATTATTGACTCGTTACCGTTCGCCGTGTAGATCCGTCTTACGGTCGGCGCAAGTGTTGAATTTTGTAGTGCTGGTACTTGATCGTCCATAAGTTTACGACGAGCGTCAAAGCCGGTTTGCGCGGTGTATGCGATAGTTTGAGCCGATCCCCAAGTAAGCGCCCGGTGTATTTGCCAAGCTAGAACTAGAGAAGTCTTGCCGCTTTGACGCGGGACGGTTATAACGATCTCACGATATGCCGGAGTTATGTCGTCGTCCAGTAGTTCTAGTCCTACGTCGGCTATTTGTCTTTGCCAAGCCATTAGCGGAGTACCTAGCCGAGCCGCGATCGCGGCTAGTTCGCCGCCGCGCGTTTTACGATTCGGATTACGTCGGGTCGCGTAGCGCGGAATCGCTCCATATTGACGCGATAACGGCGTTAAAGTCTTCGACATCTTTAGATCCGACCGATCGTAAAACATCTTCGGCCTCGCGATATTGTCGCCATAGATTCGCGTTTTCGGGATTCTTGTCTACGGCTCTCGCTAATAGCCGGCATATTTCGACGCGAGCGGAATCGACCTTTTCTAGCCGGCCCATACTGTAAAGAGTTTCTATAAGAATTTGAATCGCGGCTACGTTCGTCCCGTAAATAAGATTCGTAATTTTGCGCGGATTCTCTTTTATTTTGTTCGATACTTTTGTTTTCTTTTGTATAACTTTTTTTTTCTTCCGATTCGCCGGAGTAGTCATAACGGGCCAAAGTTTGACGCTTGGAGAGAGATCGGT